ACAGCACGAACATTGGCAGAAATATTGGGATAGATCAATCTTGGAAGGGAAACTATATGCCACCAAGCAAAGAAGTCAGGGCGCAAGTTATGAGAGCTAGAATTGAGTCGCACAATGCACCGGCAAGATGGAATTTCTTTGTGCCGGAACAATTGCAACACTCATTGATTTGAGAGCTAAACGGGTAGACGTTAATCAAAGAGAGATTGTTGCTGCACTGCGACAGTTAGGGTTTTCTGTTACAGATTTGTCAGCCGTAGGTAAAGGTTGCCCAGACTTACTTGCGGGTAGACATGGGACTACTTACTTGTTTGAGATTAAACGGGACAATAAAGCAAAATTCACACCGCAGCAAATTGAGTGGCAAAACGATTGGAAAGGTGGTATTTTTGTTAGAATTGAGTCTATTGACGATGTTTTAGCATTGTGAGGCCATATGGATTATCCTGCCGTATTTGTTGCAACCTTGTTCCATAGCGGGACAAATGCTCACTTTATGCATTTACAAACGGACAGTTACGCCAAGCATAAAGCGTTGCAAAAATACTACGAAGGCATTATTGACCTGACCGACAGTTGGGCAGAGGCATATCAAGGGTGCTATGAGCAGATCAAAAGCTATCCTAAAGATTTTCACCTAGCCACAGACCCAGTAAAATACATCACGGCAATTAAAACATTTGTTAAAGATATTCGTGATGAATTGCCTAAAGATTCAGAATTGCAAAACCTTGTCGATGAGATTGCTGACCTTGTCGACGCAACCCTTTACAAACTAAAGGCGTTCAAATGAAAGCGGGACTATACGCAAACATCTTAGCAAAACAAGAGCGCATTAAAGCAGGGTCGGGCGAACACATGAGAAAGCCAGGCTCACCAGGCGCACCTACGGCTAAAGACTTTAAAGAATCAGCCAAGACAGCCAAGGACACTAAGAAATGACAGCGGCTTGGCAACGTAAGGAGGGCAAGAACCCTGCTGGCGGTCTTAATGCCAAGGGTCGAGCGAGTGCAAAAGCAGAGGGCATGAACCTCAAGCCACCAGTTAAGTCAGGCGATAACCCAAGACGAGCTAGTTTCTTAGCTAGGATGGGCGGTACAGCAGGCCCGATGGAGAAAAACGGGAAACCGACTAGACTAGCGTTAGCCTTGAAAGCATGGGGTGCATCAAGCAAAGAAGATGCCATTGCAAAAGCACACGCTATAAGCAAGCGTAATAAGTAAGCTAAACTCAACCAATCTTAAATCTAAGACCATTGAGAAAAGATATGGAAATCAGCAAAGTAGTGAAATCTGGTGTGCGACCTAAGCCACCCGCAGCAGGGATCGGCAGAAAAAAGGGTAGCGTCAACAAGGCTACAAAAGCCTTTAGAGATACCGTTACAGCCTTGCTTGAGAACAACGCTGATAACGTTGGAAAATGGTTAGAAACCGTTGCTCACGGTGATGGCGATCAAGTTAAACCAGACCCAAAGGGTGCTTTGACGCTTATTGCTCAATTAGCAGAGTTTGCCTCACCTAAACTTGCACGAACCGAACATAGTGGCGTGGACAACACACCTATTGAACTGATTGTGAAATGGCAAGACGAGTAGAAACAATCCCGTATAAACCACGGGCTGCGTTTAAACCGTTTCACAACCGCACTGAGCGTTGGGCTTGCTTGGTTGCCCACCGTCGAGCAGGCAAGACTGTCGCAGCAATCAACGACATTATCCGTGCTGCACTCATGTGCAAGACTGAAAGCCCGTTATTTGCTTACATTGCACCGTTTCGCAGCCAAGCTAAGTCTGTGGCTTGGGACTACATCAAACGCTTTGCAGCACCAATTCTTGCATCAAGCAACGAAGCCGAGTTGACAATTGAACTCATAACTGGCGCAAAGATACGACTTTTTGGCGCTGACAATGCTGATGCAATGCGTGGAGTCGGTCTTGACGGCGTGTTTATGGACGAGTACGGGGACTTTAGACCGTCAGTCTGGGGTAATGTAATCAGACCTTTACTGTCAGACAAACAAGGTTGGGCTGTCTTTGCAGGCACACCGAAAGGCAAGAATCAATTTTGGGACATATACGAAACAGCTAGACGAACGCCTGACGAGTGGTTTCACCTTGTCTTAAAAGCTAGTGAATCTGGACTGTTGCCCGAAGCAGAACTCAAAGCCGCTGCCGCACAAATCTCACCAGACCAGTTTCTACAAGAGTTTCAATGCTCATTCGAAGCTGCCATTGTCGGCGCTTTCTTTGGCGAGGACTTACGCAAAGTGACTGAGGCCGGACAGGTTAGGCGTGTTGACTACGATCCGCATATACCCTGCCACACCAGTTGGGACTTGGGTTATCGAGATGACACGGCTATTTGGTGGTATCAAGTGGTACGCAACGAAATTCACATCATTGATTATTTTGCGATTTCTGGTGCAAATATTGAAGAAATAGCTAAAATAGTGACAGGAAAGCCCTATAAATACGGTAAACATTACCTACCCCACGATGCAAGGGCTAAAACACTAGCAGCAGCGGGTAAGTCAGTCATTGAGCAATTGAGTGAGCATTTAGGCATCAACAACATGGCTATCGTGCCTGATCTTAGCGTTCAAGACGGGATTCAGGCGGTCAGGCAGATGTTGCCGCAATGTTGGTTTGATAGCGAACGGACGCACGATGGGCTAGAGGCACTTAGGCAATATCAGCGGGAATATGACGAGGACAAGAAAGCATTTAGGCAAACGCCCAGGCATGATTGGACAAGCCACCCAGCTGACGCATTTAGAATGTTGGCGATTGCTTGGAGGTTAGAGCCAAAGGTTAAGCCACCAGACGTTGAGAAGCCGCTGATGGTCGGGCCAGAGAATACAGTTACATTGAATGATATGTGGGCAACCCACAAACCAACTAGGAGTAACAGATTATGAGTGGCGTAGCAAATCCTTATCGTTACCAGTACGAACACATTGCAGCAAGTTCATCGGCGCAGGTTTTAGGCGGTACAGGCGCAATTGGTGATTACATTCACAGATTGGTTTGTACGGTCAATACAGCATTGACTTCAACGGTTCAAATCGTTGACGGTACAGGCTCAGGCATTTTGACGCATACTGTGTTGCCAGCTGCGGTCGGCGGCGGCATTGGTGTGTATAACATCGAGCTAAACGCAGTATCTGCAAACGGCGCTTGGAAGATTACGACTGGCGCAGGCGTTGAAGTCATGGCGATAGGTATTTTTACGCAATGATCGTAGCAAGCGTATTGCGGTCTGGTGGGGACTTTAAACCGCAGCACGTTTATAAGCTGCAAAGAATGTGCGCTAAGTATCTGCCACCGCATAAGTTTCTTTGCCTGTCAGACATTCAGTTAAGTTGCGAAACCATCCTGTTAAAGCACGATTGGGCGGGTTGGTGGGCAAAGATGGAGTTGTTTAGGTTATCAAGTGCGTTGTATTTTGACTTGGATACGGTCATTATTGATGACTGCACCGAGATGATCGAGGCGGCAAAGCAGCATGATTTTGTCATTATGCGTGATGTTTATCGGGGTCAATACAACCCAAAAGCAATGCAATCAAGCATGATGTATTGGTCAAAACCTGTTGATTTGTACGATAAGTTTGCTGCATTACAGATGTACACGGCGGGTGGTGACCAGGCTTACATTGAACACTTTATGCGGGACAAAGTGACGTATTGGCAGGATATTGCGGATGGGATAGTGAGCTTTAAGGCTGATGTGCTACCCAAAGGGTTAGATGATGCCAAGGTTGTGATATTCCACGGCAAGCCTAGACCGTGGGAACAAACAAGGATACCGTATGAAATTGGTTGAAGGCTGGTACGTTCCTGACTTTGATGAAGTTTGCATCACGGCATTGTTAAACGAATTGCCTGATTTAACCTTAAGTTACATTTACGTTAACAACTTCAGAACTGTCATTCAAGCAGGTGGCAATATTGGATTGTTTCCTGCAAATATGGCTAACTATTTTGAAAGAGTGATTACCGTCGAGCCTGATGCGTTAAATTATTCAGCCTTGGTATTAAATACAAAAGGCATTTTAAACATTGAACATACGCAAGCTGCGTTCGGTGACAAAACAGGTATAGCGGCTGTTGACAGAATCCAACCTGACAATATAGGAGCGCATCAAATCAAAGCAGGCAATGAGGTGCGCGTCTTAACAATTGACTCATTAGAAGTAAATGATTGTGATTTTATCCAGTTAGATATTGAAGGTTACGAACATTTGGCGTTGTTTGGCGCAGAACAAACCATTAAAAAAACATATCCGGTTATCACGCTAGAGCTTAAAGGTTGTGGCGAAAGATACGGTTATAGCAATGAAAATACAATTGATTTGCTTGCGAATTGGGGCTATCAGATCGTCGGGCGGGTCAACCGTGACGTAATTTTTGCGAGAATTTAAGATGGAAGCATTGACTGGTGTGCAAAAGTGGCTAAACGTAATCAGCCAATACGACAATGAGTTCAAGAAATGGGAGGCTCGCACAAATAAGATTGTGAGGCGTTACCGTGATGACAACCGCAATCAGAACACCAACGAAACAGCTAAATTTAACATTCTGTGGTCTAACGTACAGACGCTAATCCCTGCCGTATACGCTCGTTTGCCCAAAGCAGACGTTGCCCGTAGGTTTGGCGATAACGATCCAGTTGCCCGTGTTGCTAGTCAGTTGATTGAACGTGCCTTGGACTTTGAGATCGAGCATTACACCGATTTCAGATCGACCATGAAACACGCAGTTGAGGATAGGTTCTTGGGTGGTCGAGGCGTGGCATGGGTTCGGTACGAGCCGCACGTTCGGGCGCAAGATGAACCTGAAGATGGCTATCAAGTAACTGAGGATGTTGACGAACCGGACGAGCGTGGCGGTCAACAGGTTAAGACTGCAATGCCTGGCGTTGATGGCGCTATGGGCGAAGAAGTCGAACCTCAAGAGGAAATCGAGTACGAATGTGCGCCGACTGACTATGTGCATTGGAAAGACTTTGGACATTCAGTTGCCCGTACATGGGAAGAAGTCACAAGCGTTTGGCGTTGGGTGTACATGACGAAAGAAAGCCTTGCTGAACGATTTGGCGAGGAAATGGCTAAAAAGATTCCATTGGATGCAGGGCCGGAAACAAACAAGCAGTATTCCACCCAATCCAAAGACTTCACAAGAGCTAAAATTTGCGAGATTTGGGACAAAGAAAGCGGCAAGGTGTACTGGATTAGCAAGAGTTGCCCAGACATATTGGACGAACGTGACGATCCGCTAGAGTTAGAAAACTTTTACCCGTGTGCCAAACCTTTGTATGCCACGATGACCAGCGACACACTCGTACCTGTGCCTGACTTTGTGCTGTATCAAGATCAAGCCACAGAATTAGATATTTTGACCGACCGCATTGACGGGTTAGTTAAAGCGTTACGTGTGCGCGGTGTTTATGACGCATCACAACCGTCTTTGCAGCGTCTTTTAACTGAGGGCGATAACAATACACTTATTCCTGTTGATAAGTGGATGGCGTTCTCTGAGAAAGGCGGTTTAAGAGGGTCGATTGACCTGTTGCCGCTAGATACCTTATCAAATGCTCTATTGCAATGCTATCGGGCAAGAGATGAAATCAAAAACCAAATCTATGAAATTACAGGTATTAGTGACATTGTTCGGGGACAGACAGCAGCTAGCGAAACAGCCACGGCACAACAGATTAAGGGTCAGTATGCAGGACTGCGCTTGCGCTCGATGCAAGAAGATGTTGCCCTGTTTGCGAGTGAACTATTCCAGTTAAAAGCACAGGTTATTTGCACCAAGTTTCAGCCTACAACAATCCTTATGTACGCTGCCGCACAAGGGATGCAACCAGCAGATCAGGCGTTAATTCCCCAAGCATTACAGCTAATTCAAGACAAGCCTCTGCGTTCGTTCCGCATCCAAGTGGATTCAGATAGCCTGGTGCAGATTGACGAGAACCAAAACAAACGTGAGCGAGTTGAGTTCTTGCAAGCTATGGGTGGGTTCTTAACGCAAGCGTTGCCAATGGGTCAACAAGCGCCAGAGTTAGTACCTATGCTGATCGAATTGGTCAAGTTTGGCGTTGGAGCATACAAGAAAGCCGCACCGATTGAGGGTACGATTGACCAAGCCATGCAAGAGTTGCAAATGAAACAGCAACAAATGGCGCAGCAACCACCACCAAATCCTGAAGTGGTCAAGATGCAAGCAGAGCAACAATTTGAGCAAATGAAGATGCAAGCTCAAGCCCAAAGCGAGCAGATGAAGATGCAGGCTACAGCGCAAGCTGAACAACTACGGGCGCAAACCGATATTCAAGTAGCCCAAGCCAAGGCGCAGGCAGACGTTCAAATGCACCAAATGAAACTGCAAGCCGAAGCACAACTTGAGGCGCAAAAACAACAGTATATGCAGGCAATGGAACAAGCCAAGTTGCAAGCCGCCGAACAATTGGAAAAGTGGAAAACAGAGCTAGAGTCTGCAACCAAAATCATGGTGGCACGGATCGGGGCGAACCCTGGCTTAGATTTGCCTTTGATGGAAGCGCAAGAGGCCGCAAGCACCAAGATTGCCGCAGAACTGGGTGACAACGTTACGCATGCAATGCATCGCATGGTTCAAATGCACGAGAATATGAACAATATGCATAACACAGCAATGGATAAAATCAACGGTGTAATGACAATCATTGCCGCACCTAAGAAGATTGTCCGTGGCGCAGATGGGAGAGCCGCGGGGGTCGAGCTTGCATGAACGGTTATTGGGATACCGGAACGTGGGACTCTGCCACTTGGGACTATGTACCCGTCCTAATTGACATTGACACCCACGATGGTGGTAAACGCAAAAAAGAAGAAGATGCCTACCGTAAGCAAGAGGCTGACAAGGCAAAAGCAAGGCGAGATGAGGTTTTAGCGTTATTTGAGCAAATAGTTGAAGGTAAACCAAAAATCGCAAAGGAAATTGCAGAACCGTTTGTCATTAAGGCCACAACGCAAGCGCCAGCTGTGATTGATTACGATGCAATGTTGGCTGATTTGGATCGAGTAAACAAGATTTACAACGAACACATAGAAATGGATGATGAGGACGTTTTAGCTCTGATATGAAAAAAACTTACATATACGTTAATGGTGAATTAGTCGAAAAAGGTTCAAAAGAGCATTACGAAAGCTTTGGCCCAATGGTGATGCCAGACATTCAACCCTACAAATCCATGATTGACGGTTCAATGATTACAAGCCGTTCGGTACATCGTGACCATTTGCGACAGCATAGCTGCATTGAGGTAGGTAACGAAAAGATGGAAACCAAGTTGCCACCGCCAATTGATACACGCAGAGAAGTCATGCGGCAGCAACTGGGCAATATGACACATAAGCAAGCAAATCAAATTCTTTCACAACTACGCCGTAAATTTACCTAAAGGGGTATGAATGGACAATACTGAACAGCCAGATCGTCGAGAATTACTGTCACAGCAGTTTGACGAGGTTCAGAATGAAACACCCGTCGAGGCAGTAAGGACTCAGCCCAAACCCGATCTTGAGCCACCGCCAGAACCACCAGTTTGGGAAAGACCACCGGCATCGTGGAAAAAGGATTATCACGAGGCTTGGACAACAGCTGATCCTAAGCTGAAAGAATACGCTTGGAAACGTGAAGAAGAAATGAAAGCAGGCGTTCAGCCTTTGCTTTCTAAAGCTCAATATGCTGACCAAATGCAGCAAGCCATTGAGCCGTACATGAATAACATCCGTGGTTTAGGCATTGAAGCACCACAGGCGGTCAAAGCCTTGATGGAAGCTGATAATGTATTGCGCCACGGCTCACCACAACAGAAACAAGCATATTTTGCCCAACTAGCCCAACAGTATGGGATCAATATGGGCGAAGTGCAGATTCAACCGACTGATCCTAATTTTTACGCCATTCAAAACGAGCTTGCACAAGTTCGTGGCGAGGTGTTAAATTGGAAGCAACAGCAGGAAGCAGCACAGAATCAAGCACTTTTGAACGAAATTAGTGAATTTCAGACAAAAGCAGAGTATTTTGAGGAAGCACGCCCAACAATGATCCAACTGCTTAACAGCGGTGTGGCGAAGGACTTGGATGATGCGTACCAAAAGGCAATACGCCTAGATAACGACCTTTTTACGAAACATCAGCAAGCCTCACAGGGCGCAGCAGATGCAGCGAAACGGGAACAATCGAACAGGGCAGCGAAAGCGGCTCGGGCGGCAGCGGTCAGCGTTAAAAGTTCCACACCAGGGGCGGCAACGAGTACCAAAGCGCAAGATAGGCGTTCATTATTGTTAGAGCAATTTGACAATCTTAATGAGCGTTTTTGATAACCTAATCGGAGATTATTATGGCATTTGCCAATAGCTCGATCAGCGACAT